AAACAGAATTGCACGAAACCGCATCTGGTGGAATGATTTTGCCAGAAGCCATCATCGAATGTAAACACACTGGCGGTCACAAGAAGATGTCAGATATTCTTGATGCCTATCTGCCGCAAGTACATTTGTATATGCGCGTCATGGATATACATCAGACAATTTTTTCTGTCATCTTTGGCAATCGCTGGGAGCATTGCTTTGTAGATTATGACCATGAGTTTTGGATGAAGGTATCTACCCAAGCACATGCGTTCTGGCAACATGTCATTGAAGATAAGGAGCCAGCATCTTACCAGCCTACCAAGATTGATTGGTCTGCTGTGAAGGTTGATGGTTTAGTCTGCCGTGATGCTAGCCAAGATAATCAGTTTGTGAATTTAGCACATGATTTTGTGAACGCATCACAAACCGTCAAGCAACATGAGGTTATCAAAAAAGAACTGCGCTCGATGATAGAGGATAACGAGCGTGAGGTGTTCTGCGATTTGCTCAGCATCAAGCGTGACAAGCGCGGCGCATGCCGTATCACCATAAACGAAGGGGCGGTTTAGCCCCGCCCCTTCTAACACCAACTGCAAACTATAGGAGATTGCAATCATGGCTCAGAATAATGTAGCCGAAATTAAAAAGCAACCAGCCGAAAAGACAACGGCAAAAACTTTTGATGAAGCAATGCTTGCTTATCAGATGGAATCTGTAACCGCTAAAAAGAATAGCACCAACCCACATTTCAAGAGCAACTATGCCAGCCTTGAAGCTGTCATCGATGCCGCTAATGAAGCAAACAAATATGGTTTGTATTTTATGCAACCGCTTGACCTTATCACCATTGGTGAGACTGTTGTGCAGGTAGTCAAGACGGTTATCATTCACGCGCCTTCTGGTGAAAAGCGCGAGAGCCTTTGCCCTGTTCGTTCCAAAGACAACAACGACCCACAGAAGATGGGGTCGGGCATCACCTATGCTAAACGCTATGCATTGCAGTCAGCGTTTGGTCTGCCATCAGAAGATGATGATGGCAACAAGGCGGCACAACCAAAGCCAATGCCGCAACCATTACCAGACCCAATCAATTCATCACCTACGGAGTTTTAAATGGAATATGATAACACAAATCGAGGGGCGGCATTCCCGCCTCGCCCAGAGCAGAACATGATCCTCACTGGCAAGATGAATGTCGAAGGCACTGAGGGGCAAGTTGTTATGGTTAAAGATACAGACCATAAAGGCGAGCCTATCATTAGTATCTATGAGCGTGTTGGCCTTCTTTATCCTAACAAAGATAAGGCTGGTAAAAACGACCCAGACTATACTGGGCCTGTTAAACACATGCGCGTTGCAGGTTGGAAAGAAAAAAGCAAGGATGGCCTTGATTATCTAAGCATGAAAGTTTCTGAAAAGCAGGCATCTGGTTCAAGACAGCCAGAGCAACAGCCAGCAGTAACAGAGGAACTAGATGATGTTATACCCTTTTGATGATGTCAAAAAAGACCTGTCTCTTAATGATGACCGCATGCGGTATCACATACGCAAACACAAACTTGCTTATGTAAAGATGGGGCATAAGCGCTTCTTTACTAAGCCGCAGTTAGATGAATTCTATAAATGTGTTTTTGAAATTAAGGGAGCAGATGAATGCTCAGTCTCTACAAAAGAAAAGAAGTCTGGCACATCAGGGGTACTGTCTCCGATGGTGACAGAGTGGTTACAGTCAGGCGTTCTACAGCCCAAGTTAGCAAAAGAAAAGCTGAACAAGTCTGCCGATATGTAGAGCAAACAATCTTAACAGAAATGAGAGGCGGCATATCTATGTTGCCTTTCATTACCGCCGCCGACAATTGGCTGAACACAAAACCACGCGGCGCAACCGACAAATATATTTGCAGCATTTTAAAAAAACATTTCGCTGACTACCAGCTTAATCATTTAGACAAAGAAGCATGGGCTAACTTTGTCGGCAAAAAATTATACGGCAGTAAACCATCAAACATAAACAGATACCGCGCTACCTTTGTATCTATATTACGCGCCGCATCTATTGCTGTGCAGATACCCAAAGAAAAAGAAATGAATGACCGCATCAGGTTTCTTTCTTACGAAGAACAAGAAAGATTACTTGCAGAATATCCAGAATATATTCGCTCACTATTCATAACGCTTTGCTATCAAGGCTTGCGCTTATCAGAAGCACTGAGATTAAAAACAAACCATATAAATTTAGAAGCGAACACATTGTTAGTAGACCAGAGCAAGAACGGCAAGCGCCGTATCATGCCTCTGCATGAAAGAACTGGCATTATTTTAACGCCGTTCCCAACCGCTGGTTCTTTTATGTTTACTAACAAACAAGGTGTACCCTACGCAGACCCACGAAATCTGCGCGGGGTACACCTGAGAGCATGCAAGAGGGCTGGCATATCAGAGTTTACCATACATGATTGGCGGCATCATTGGGCATCAAGGTTAGTCATGGCTGGTGCATCGATGCCTACCCTTATGAAACTTGGCGGCTGGTCATCCGAAAAGATGGTGCTTCGTTACGCATCTGTTTCAGATGAACACATAGCCGACACACTGATGAGGTTGAAATGAAAAAAAGATTGCAAAATCCTATGGTTATAACTAATGTTTATTTCCTTGGTAAGGGTGAGGTCGTGAGTTCGAATCTCACTAGTAGCACCACCCCCCTCAAGATATTGTCCTTTATATTCAGAACCTTACGCCGTTTCTTCGTTCAAATATTATCCTGCATTTTCGCAGTAATATTGGTATTGTGGTGTATTGGTTATGCTTTACAAATGCAGTTTATGGATATCAATACACATGTTCCGACACAATCTCGACACACAGAAGAAGGAGAAAGGGTATGAATACATCACTGAGGCACAACGGTAAAGAGTACCGTAAGGGCGCACCATTTAGGGTGGGCATGATTGTGGAAATGTACGTTGAGCGCACCATCAGAGCGCTTGATGCAAAGCAAGCGGCAGAGATTGCCATCAACCGCCAGCAAGCTAAGACCGCTACACTACAGCGCAATGGTTACACAGTTGGTGATATCGAAATCATGAATGCCGAGGAAGTTAAATGAATAGATTAGATATTCTTAACGGCGCTGAGCAAGCAGTAGCACAGCGCGGAGAAAACTATGGCTCACCCAAAGAAAACTTTGGACGCATTGCTAAACTCTGGACTGCATATAAAGGCATAGAGCTTAGCGTTGAAGATGTCGGCGTTATGATGATGCTGGTTAAGCTTGGCAGATTAATGGAGAACCCGCATCACCAAGATAGCTGGGTAGACATAGCTGGTTACAGCGCCATCACTGCTGAAGCGATTGCCGAAACTGCAAATATTTTGCTCCCTCATGAGGGTCAGCAAAACACTGATGCCAGCTAACAGGAGAATTGTTATTAGGGTCGATGACTTGCAAAATAGCTTGCCCAAAGTTTTGCTGTTCAAAACCTTTGACGAAGGCATAAGTGTCATGGAATTTGTAACCACGCGCTCTCGCAAGCCACGCTGTGCTCTGTCTTTCTACATCTTCAATCTGAGCCAACCCCCAGTTGTGCCTGTGACCGCTTATGTACAGATGAGCATGACTTTTAAACCTAGCCATCTTATTCTGGGCATGAAGAGAATTCCATTCGGAGTGACCCTTCATGTCGTGCGCCGCGTGTATGCGGCACTGCCTACCATTAGGAAAGTTGATACTGATTCTGGCTTCCCAATCTTCTCTTACGGTGTCAAGACCCGTCATCCATTTGAGAGGATCTCCAGCGCCAGACCACATATCGTGGTTGCCGCCAATGAGAACCAGAGGGTTCATGCGGTCAATCAACCATTCAACTAATTTCCATGCTGTTTTATGAGATGTATCTTGCTCGCCATATAAGCGCCCTAGACGGCCAACCCAGTTGTTCTGGTGGTCTCCAAGCGAACAGCCATAGATGCCTTTGTATGAGTCTTGTAGGGCTAAATGAGAGCGTAATGAATCCCAATCACAATAGTTGTCATCAATGTGTGGATCGCCATACCATAACAAACCGATAGGGTCGTTGGTTTTCATCTGGATTTCATGCCACTTGCTTGCTTCTCTATGCGCTTTACGTTTCTTAAAGCGCTCATGCAGATGTTCAACAATCACATCAACAGGCAAGTCATCTTCGGGAACATCAGGTAGGATATAATCGAGCGTGCGGCTCTTAGCTTCTTGTAGGTTTCTACCAAATACTGTCTTTGATATACCTAATGCATCAGCGGCTTTACGCACTGACCCGTAGGTTTCATAATACTTTAAGACTTCTTCATTGCTCAGCTTCGCCATTGCATTCCAACATCATAGCTCGTAGTTCCCTCCCACGATTTCCTACCTGCTGAAACCACAAAGAATCTTCCATCTCATAAGCCGCTTTATCCCATGCTCTATCTTCTAATGCCGCAATAAATTTCTTAAAACGACTAAAGCGTGGCCAGCCCATGTTGAACACCATTGAGGCTACAACCATCTGCGCTGGCTCTGGCAAGTCTGTCCACCATTCCATGCGCTCATCTAATTCTTGAAATACAATCTCAACATCATCTTCTAAAATACACATTGCCGCCTGTGCTGAAATCGGCTGCAACATATTATGACCATATCCAATGGTCGGCACGCCCACTGTATCGTGATACATCTCAAGGCGTAGCCCTTCATGTTTAGCAACAAGGTCTAGAAATTTTGATTGGTTCATTTCTTAAACATCTTTGTCATTTGTTGAACGCCGAATGAAGCCGCAAATACAACGCCAACCGCAGTCTTATAAAAATCTGGCATAGTTTCGAGCGCGGCAAAGCCACGCTCAACGATATCTTCATTACCGGTGAATGCTAAGATTAATGGAATGCTTACTAATATTGTAAGCCACTCATCTTTCACGCTTTTGTTTGAATTACGAGCCTGCTCAAGATTCCATTCTTGTTCACCAGCGGCAACACGCTTGGCAACAGCAGTCTTAGCTCGCTGTGTTTCAACTTTGGATTCTACCCATGAGCCAGCAATGTTGGCTATTGGAGCTATCAATGCTTGTAACATAGCAACACATTAGACTGCACAGATGCAGTACGAAACGCACATTTTATTTTCTAAGAAGATTACGAACTAACATAGCAATAGTAAGAACGACAGCTACCAAACCAAGCCATTCATTGAGTGCGCCCAACCACCATGGCGCAGTCAAGCCACCAGCTACAATTGGAATATCGTTCTGGTTCATTATGCATCATCACTTGGCTGTAAAGCCGCAGTTCTGGTTGCGCCAGCAGTTAAGAAAGATGGTGTACCTTCGCCTGTTTTTAAGTGAGGCGGGGCAATATGAAAAACAAGTTCATCTAGTTCCGCTTCTGTCATCGTTGAAGTAAGTTCAACAAACGTCCATGTGCCATCACTAAATTGTATCTTAGCTACATTGTTATTAATTTCTGGTACTGTGTACTGCATTATGCCGTACCCCCTTGTGCTGTGCCGTTGTTTGTAAATGTTACGAAAGATGAGCCACGCAAATACTTGCCAGCCGCACCACCAGCAGAACCGTTACTGCTATTGCCATTTGCTCCCGTTGAGCCTGATGCCCCAAATGAGCCACCAGTGCCACCAGTGCCAGCGTTAGTTCCACCACCAGCACCAGTACCAGCAGATTGATTATATCCAGCACCTACACCGCCAGCACCGCCATTTGAATAATTAGTGACAACTTGGTAAACCTTGTAGTAAGACCAATCTGCGCTATTGTGAGCAGACTGACTGCTACCCCTTCGATAAGATCCCCAAACACCAGCTTGAATAGTTGCAAGGTAGTTTGGGTGTCCTGTATATACTACACGAACGCCATACCAGCGGATCTGAATATTGTGACCAGGAGAACCCACCCCCCAAAAGTCTGGCATCCCTCGTTGAGCAGTGTTGGATGAATAGCTACCACCACCACCAACGCCGCCACCGCCACCACCAGCACGTACAGTACCGTTGTTCACAAACGTGCAGTTCACAGCCGCTTCAAATGCATCACCGCCATCTGCACCAGCCGCACCACCAGCACCAGTGAGAGTACCATTGTTAGTAACAGTAATTGTACCAGCACCACCGCTATCAATCTCAAGAGCTTCTTCTGATGTGCTGGTTGCGCCTAACTCAACACCGCTATCAACAACAATTTCTTTGGGATAGTTAACGCCATAGTCAGAACCAAACAAAGCTGATGCGTCTTGGTCTGTAGCTGTAGCAGAAAAAGTAAACCTAAATCCTTTAGCTTGGCTTCTAAAATCAGTAACGCTTATTGTACCGCTAGTTGGCACAGATGCCGCCAAGTTTACACCAGTATTGTTTGCGGCTTTAGCTCGTATGTTTGAGCCGCCACGATACAAATCTGAATATGATATAGCAGAAGAACCGCCTACAAATTCAGAACGTAGGTCGGAAAAACTTACTGCACCTGATGCCGCTATAGCCATTATGGAGTTCCAAAAGCTGTTATATCATCTA